TTCCATAAGGTCCTTGATAGTAGTCTGTACTTAATTTGGATATACTATCATCTACATACTGCTTAGTAGCTACTTGAAAGTTATCTGTAGGTACTGGCACTATCGGGCTTGATGTAAATGTTTTAATACCGGCTATTGTTTCATTTCCAGTTAGTTTAACTGCAGTAGAATCACTTACAGTTATACTAGCACTACCATCAAAGGCAACTCCATTTATTGTTCTAGCTGTTTGTAGCTTTGTAGCCGTTGCAGCATTTCCTGTTGTATTTTGATTACCGGTTATATTTACACCTGGAAGGTTAATATTTGTACTACCATCAAAACTTACACCTCCTATTGTTCTTGCAGTTGTGAGTTTACTTGCACTTACAGCGTTTTCTGTTCTTCCTAGTTTTCCATTAAGTGCAGTTTGCGTAGCTGTGCTTATAGGCTTTGCAAGGTCACTTGTGTTATCTACATTTCCTAATCCAACGTCAGCTTTTGCAAGCGTTATATTTGCACTTAAAGCTTTATTGTTTATAGTTCTTGATGTTGGAACTTTTAATGCCAATGCATCATAAACGGCATCACTTGTTACTGGATTTGTTGAGCCATTTGTAGGGGCTGTATCAAATGTAAGAGTTGCTTGTTTGGTATTGAGCTTTGTATCTACTTCTGTTTTGGTATATGTGGTACTTTGAGGAGCTTTTGCATCCAAAGCAGTTTGCGTAGCTGTACTGATTGGTTTATCTAAATCTGATGTATTATCTACTTGGTCTAACCCTACTTGAGTTTTAGTGACTCTATGTGGGTTATCCACATCAATTAGGTGTGCTTGTATAGCTTCATCAGCTGGTTCATACACATTAGGGTCGAATTTAGTGTTAATCCAATTAGTGCCATCATATTTAAGAATATCATCTGCTGCTAAAGAAGTCAAATTCACATCTGAAGAACCACTTATTGCAGAAACCGGCATTGCAATCCAAGACAATGATGTTTCATTATAGACTTTAAGTACATCTGAACTTGTATTGAAGTACAAAGCACCATCTAATAAAGTATTACCATCATTGTCTACCGTTGGGTCATCTGTATAAGTACCTAAAAATCTATCATCGAATGTATCATATATAGTTTTAACGGCTAGTTTCATAGCCGCTACTTCATCTTTATCATTTGCAACTTGAGTAGCTAAAGTATCTACGTTTAGTATCTCAGCTAAATTTGGAATTATCTTAGCAACTATATCATTTATATCAGTTATATTTGCAGCTACTAAGCTTATATCATCTTCATTATTATAGTTACTTTGAATAGCTAAAATATTATCATACAAAGCTTGTAATTGAGTAGCTAATGGGGCTAATGTATTAATATTAGACTCATTATCATTCACTGCTAAAACGGCTGATAAATTGTCATTTAAGTTGTTTAAAGCCTCTATTGAAGCGACTAAAGCTTCTAAATTAATTGTCTGTGCCCATTCTAGTAAAGTTTGAGTTTCATCAAAAGGTAAATTACCTGCATTTATTTCTGTAATCTCTACTTCTTGGCCAGCTCTGGTTTGAGTTACTGTGCCTGTACCAAATAATAAATCTTCTAAACCTAATAATTGTCTATTTATTGTAACTTTCATTATATAAACCCTTTATATGCTACTGTTCTTGTTTTAACTACGTTACTAGATAAAACAGTATTTACTTTTGTATCTCCTAAACAACCAGCGAAAAGTTGTAATTGCTCAGCACCAAAACTTCTATTTTGAGTATCTGTATCGGCTCTAAGAATATGACCAGAGATATAATACTCTAAAGCTTTATCATACATAGAGTCTATTTCCATGTCCGCATCTACTGTATCTATAGTTACTCTATTAGGCTTTTTAAGAACATATAAAACTAAGTATTTTTCTATACCTTCTTCTAAATTACCGAAAGATGGAACTTTATAGATATCTTCAATAACTGTTATATCTATCAACCCACCATATACTTGATTTTGTGTAACATTATCTAAACCCTCTGTAATTTTAGGGTATATTCTTAACCAACCTTCTGGTAGATTATCAAAAGTAACGAAAAGCACTTCATTACCTACATCTTCTTGCCAAGTAGGACTAATAGTATCTAATTCATTTGAAGTTTTTGCAGATATAGCTTTGTTCATATATTGAACACGTAAAAATTTAATAACATATTCACTTAAATCATATAAAGCCGTATTAGCCTCTAGTTCCAAGAATAACAGCTCTCGTAAACATCCAGTTTTTACAACTATTTCTTTTATACCAGAGTTTAGGTGTCTAATGAGCTTATCATCAGACCATCTTTGCTTTGTCTCATCAGCTAAAGTATCCCTGACATTAGCTAATATATCAGATATTCGACTCATTATCTTACCTTAAATAAAATTAATTGAGTAGCTATTAAATAGCTACTCTGTTAATTTTAGTCAGTATATTGACCATTTGTTAGTTCAGTCTCAATGTACTCAACAACTATTTTTATCTCCCCTACATCATCAGGAGCATCCGCGCCAGCTACTACAGTAACAACTCCACCAGTTTCAAAATATGCTGCAGTAACAGAACCAGTTTTTGTACCTGTAGTACCTACGACTATTTCATTTGCAACTACAGTTGAACCTACTTTTACATCTACAGTATCAGTAGATGTACCAGATGCAGTTAAAACTACCGCATATACAGCTGTAACTATTGACGCTGCAGGTAATGTAAAGAGTGTTTCTGCCATTGTAGCAGAAGTACCAATTACACCAGAAGCAAATACGCTTCTAGTTTTCTTTTGGTTATTTTTATTCTCAAATCTTAAATCAGCCATGGTCTATCTCCTTAAAGTGTTACGTCAACGAAGATAGAACCAAAGTTATATCCCGCAACTTTAGCCATATTATAATCGCTATTTTCAGCTATAAGCTTGGTATTTTTAGCTCCACACCATACTTCCATACAAGACTCTGAGAATTTTTTGAAATCTGTGAATTCTACTTCATAGTTAGGCATTTTACCATTAGCTTTTTGGAATGCTCCAGCTCCAAGGATAACACTTCTAGACTTGATAGTAGATGCAATATCAAAACCTTCTTCACCAGTCCAAGCACCATTTACAGAGTCATATCTTCTCATACCAGCCATTTCTACACTTGTTTTGTCATAATTATAGTAACCTTCAGCATCTAAAATATCGCCTGTTGTTGTACCAAAGAATGAACCAGCTTCAACAAATAGGAAGTTACCTATTTTACCTAAAGCACCTTTAATAAGCCTATTATCATTTCCTCTAAGGTCAGCACTTTGTAGCATTGACTGCATACCGCTAGAAGCTAACATCTTTCTTTTGAAAGATACATCAACTAACCATAACCATACTGGCTCACCGTTAGCAAGCATAAAAGGTTTAAGAGGTAATCTAGTTGAAATACCACTTGGTGAAGTATCAAAACCATAGCCATTCTTAACTACTTCTTCAACAGCTAGCATATCATCAAAGGTTGCGTCAGAACCTAAATCAATACCAAACTCTGCTCCTTGTTGAGCTAGGTCAAAATAACCTTGGTCATCTGAACGTACCCAAAGGTCAGCTAGTTTACTTCTTGAGTCAGAGTGTTCATTGATTGAAAGGTCCCCAATTTCAACACCATCAAATTTTGTACCATTATCAACTACATATCTATAGTCAGCAACAGTGAGTTTATCAGAGAATTTTCTCTTTTGCTCACCAGTACCCTTAGCGGTTGTGTTACCTTTTACAGGTTTACCACTCAAGTTACCATCCATATCAAAAACTACAGTATGGCCATTTCCAGCAGAAATGTCATTTGTTACCATAATGATTGAGTCTTTTGTTGTGCCTTTATAAGGTGCCCAAAAAGATGTAGCAGACTTTTGAATAAGCCCCTCTGACATCCACTGCTTTCTAATTAAGTCTGAATTATAATCGACTTTTCCTGTTCCATCAGCCATAAATATCTCCTAGTTAAAAAACTACTTTATTATTTTTATAATCAGCTATTAAATCTCTTTCAATAGCACCTTTTGTAGGAGTATTATCTCCTCCTATTTTACCCAAATTAGGTTGTTCAAGAGTTTTATCTTTAGAACCTATAACTTTTGGTGTTTTTAGGTATTCTGCAACCTCGTTTAGGAAGTCTTCGAAGCTAATAGCACCAGACTCAAGTTTTTTGGTAAACCTAGGAGGTATATCTGAATTTATGACGTCATCATTTATTTGCAATTCAGGATGTCTCTGGTTAAAATCTTCCAATACTTGAGCTCTTCTTTCCAGTTCCGCTTGCAACGCTGCTTGTTTTTCAACTTCTGACAAGCTTTCAAGATGTTTCTTGTTCGCTTCAGCCTCTAAGCTGTTAACTTTAGCTCTCCATGCCTCTGGGTCTGAAAATTTTAACTCTTCTAGCTCTGCCGCTGTAGCTTCATCTAGCTCCACTTTAGGTTGGGTAAGCTTTGCAAGTGCTTCTACCTTAGCCTTTGTGACCTTAAGTTCTTGTGTAGTCTTGGTAAAGACCGACTGCAAGTCCTTATAACGCTTCTCATAATCTACGTGTTGCTCAGAACCATTTGGTGTCTGAGTGTCCTTGTTGGGTGTACTCATAACAATCCTTTTTTTTATTATATCAATTCATATTATATCATATTAAACATTAAAATAATATTAAACATCATACCCAGAAGTTCTAAATCTATTAGTTGAGTTTGATTTAGAAGAACTATAACTACTATAATGTCTATACCCACCAGTAACTAAGTTATCTGTTGGTTTTCTATACTTACAACCCATCGCCATATATCTTAACATATCAGCAGGGTGTGAGAACTCATCATGTAGTGGAGCATCTAAGAAAACACCTAATTTCTGGTCATATCTCTTTCTATAGTTTTGTATCGCTCCTCTTATAGTCTCACAGCTTTCATCTATTATAACCTCTTTTAGGAACTGTCTTGTAGCCTCTATACCATCTTGTACTTTATGCTTTTTAACTAATACAGGGTTAAAACCTAATTCTTTTAAGGCTTGCCATCTTGTTTTACCAGCTATCAACTCTCTTTGTTTAATATCGTGAGGTACAAATGTTATTCCGTGTTTCCACCCTCTAGTTTTTGTCAGTTGCTTAAACACGTCTGCGTAGTGCTCTAGTCCATGTCCAGAGTTAGTATATTCACCTATTATTTTTACCTGGTCACGTATATCTATCTGAAAAAAGCCTATAGAGAAGTCATCATTCATACCTAGGTCAAATGCAGAATGAACTCGCAAGTTAGGGTCATATAGTTCAGAACCTATTCTCAGTTTTGCATATTCATTTTTGTAGTATGTTCCTTCCACTGACTGCTCAAAAGCTTCCTCTGGATAAGATGGATACTCTCGCTTCATATCCTCACCAAGTGTTTCATATTTTGCACAATACCACCACTTCTGTGTATCTGTTAATTTAATGTTTAATAGCTGCTCTAAATCGTTAAAATATTTAGATAGTTCGACTGGTATCGCTATCCTAGTATCTATATTACAGTCTGGGTCCTGCATCCAACTTAAAAATATTGCCTCAAAATCAAATGGAGTTAATTCGGACCTATTACCTGCTTTTAGGCTTGCTTTCTTCCATAGTTCATAAAATAACCCTGTTTTACCTTCCGCAGTTGACTCTATTGTTATTCTATTCCCTTTACCTACAGCTTCAAAAGCTCCAGTTTTTAACTCTCTTGCCTTTTCAGGGAATTTAATAGCTATCTTACCAAGCTCTGAAACATGAAGACCTTGTAAAGTATCACCTCTAAAGTTACCTATTTTAAAGATTGACCCATTTGAAAACTGCATCTCTTGTGTATTACACTTCACTAAATCTATTCCTAATGCGCGTTTGAACACTTCTGGTATTCCGTCCCACATTAGCTTAGCTCTCTGTGCTAGCTTTTCAGCCTCATCCTTCCCATACGACTGTATACCAGCAGAATAGTTTGGCTTCGTTATGCAACTATCCAAGTAATATGCACAGTATAGTGTGGATATTCCCTGTTGCCTTGATTTGAGTATTATTTTCCTAGGATGTTTAAATTGCGTAAGCACTTGACGTTGCGAGTAGTTAAGTTTTAATATTGTCTTTCGCTTATCCTTTGTGATTATCGTGTATAAGTTATTCAACCTCCACATTTTAGAAGTTAGGTTTTTTATTTGTTGAGGTGTTAGGTTAGCAGTCATCTGATGTCCCTTCAAGAAGTGTAGCTAACTCTGACTGTTGTGACATATTCACATCACCATTCAATATATTAATCATAGGTGATTTAGTATTAAAATACACATCTCTTATTGATGTATGGACTGCAGCTAAATCCCTTAGGTCTTTTGTTGTCTCTGCCTCTAATAGCATCACATCTAGCTTATCTAATATTCTTATTGATTGGTTTTGCAGCTTAATATCCAACTTACGTAGTCCCTCGAAACTATCTTGTAAAGGTTTAGGGATGTCGTTTTTTGACACTGGCTGTTTATTTAGTATTTGCTCCGCGGTTTTGTGAATAATATCCTTGGTGACCTCTTCATCCTCAACCACTTCAATATCTAATCCTTCATCCTCAGAAACTATATTACTTTCATCTTCGGAAGCTACGTTATTCTCAGAAGCTATGTTACTTTCTGTTTCAAAATCTATATCTTCTAGAGTTGGTGAGTATAGAGTCTCATAAACTAATTTTACATATGTCTCTGTTTCTTTGCTTTTAGTTGGCTGCAGGATGTTTTTATTCCAGGTAGTATAGCCTTTTAGGTCTTTAGTAGTACAGTTATATTTATCACACAGTTGCTCAATGTTCTGACTGGTATGTTCATATTCTGCCTTGATGATGTTTAGTAGTGCTTTGGTCATGTGGTCTCCTTCAATTTTGTATTATATCTTATTTAATATTAAAGTTTGCTTAAATGATTAGCGTTTTAATTGTGCTTAATTATATAGGTGTTTAAATTGGATTGGTATTTTAATTATATAGGTATTCTGGTTATCTCGCTTTTTAATTGTGCTTAATTATATAGGTGTTTAAATTGGATTGGTATTTTAATTATATCTGTATTCTGGTTATCTCTGTTTTTTAATTGTGCTTAATTATATAGGTGTTTAAATTGGATTAACCTCGTAACTATCTCCGCTCGTCAATGGCAGGGCGGCTCGGCTGTCTGGGCCCGGTGCCCTACTATTAAACACAAGAAAGTAACCAAAATTCGAGGCTCACTAAACATTAAAATAATCTTAAATAAAATAACTAATCTAAATATCATATTAAACTCTAAACTAAATTATGGTATATCGCGTGTGCGCGTTTCATTTAATAATACCCTAGCGAAAATTTTCTTTATAATTCAATTCAATTTAATATTCGTTTAAGCTTATTTCGATATAATTTTCGTATAGCAACAAGTAACAGCTCGAAGCTAAATAAAAATCAACCCGAAAGGACACGTTATGACAAAGACACAAGTTTGGACACAAGTTCAAGAGATATTGAAAGCTCACAAAGCTAATGCAAAGTTGAGCGCAGAGCTCGAAGCTATTTTAGCCCCTAAAGCTGGTGGAAGTGTAGTTAGTAACCCTATGAAAACTATAAAAGATAAAAACTATCACTATTGTAGATATACGGGCTTATATATCGAAGAGTCTCAAATGGTTATGAGCAACGGAAAGTCAAAAGGCTACTCAAAGCTAGCTATAGCGAAGTGGACGAAAGCCGGCAAAATTATTCAAGATTTGAATAATGAAGCTATGAAGCTATTACTAGAGGGTAAAACTGAGGCTGGTAAAGCAAAAGCAAGTGAAGCTGAGACTTTAAAGTCACTACGCAACAAAACTTCATACTACGACGACGTTCGCGAAGCGATTAAAACTCATGCATTATAGTAACACTATAGCACTACTATTTTTATTGATAGTAGTGCATTTTTATTTGACTTATAAAGGATAAATTATGGTACATTTAGTGATTGAAAAGCTTGAAGAACTCAAAGTATTATTAAAACATGGTTTAATAAGCTACAAAGAGTACTTAGCTAGATTTAATGGTGTATTCTTAAACGAATATTAAAATAAAAAATTAATTTAAATAGCCCAAAATCAAACGATAATTTTAAAGGGATATAAACCCCCTAACGATAAAATATCGACTGATATGGACTGATGTGGACTGATATAATGATATATTTAGATTTTAAGACTTGTTACAATTTGATTATTGAAGACAATCTGATTGTTTACACAAGAAAAATAGGGCCGAAACTATACACGTTTGTTGATGATGTGGATGATGTGCTCACCATATTATCTAACCTAAGTAGCTTGGACGATGAGTCATTTAAGTTACTTTGTAGGCTTAAGAAGCAAGCTAAAGATGCTGCTTTACTTGAGCAATCTATCTAATGTGTTTGGTGTGCTAGGCTGAGCAAATTAAGCCATTAAAAGGCTAAGAATTTAGCAGTTTAGTACACCAAAACTTTAAAAATTTAAGCCAAAACTACTAAATTGTTTGCAAGGTGGTGAAATGCAAGCCTTAATCCTCGGAAGTTTAAATCTCGAAACTAATTTAATTTTTTAAGATTATTTTAAACAAAATAAAATTAAAATAATCTTAGAAAAAAAAACTATAGTTACATCAAAAAATCAGTGATTTATCAAGTCACCAGAAAACGGCCTTGCTAATTATAGCTTAGCTGTGCTCAAATTACATATATTTTTAAATATTTAAAATATATAAAAAACTGATTTTTTGATATAACTACTGGTACAACGCACTCCGGGACTGATTTCTAAAATATTAAAAATCAATCAATCAGGAAGCCCCGCCAAGTCACAAAGCAAGCTAGGAAGCTAGGTGGATTTTTGCTTGTATTTAAATATTTAAAATATATAAAAAACTGATTTTTTGATATAACTACTGGTACAACGCACTTCTGGACTGATTTATTAAAATATTAATCGTTTTATCTAAATTATGATTATTAAAGAGACAAAATTTGTCCTTAATAATAAATTAATAATAAATTAGATATAATATAGATAAAACATCAAGGAGGTAAAATGCTAGACACCAAACAATCAACTAATAGGTTGCGCGCAGATGATTTATATGCTTATATTGCTGAGCACTCACCTATCATAGATAGTAATAATTTTTATGCTAAGATAATAGAACGCAGAGAAGATTTAATCTATGATATAGCTATGACAAATCAGCAGACTATAGCATCTAAGCTAAATATGTCACAAGGCAAGCTAAGCACTATACTAGCTATACTAAAGGCACTATAATGGCTAAATATACAAGACAGCAAATAGTTGAAACATTTAAGTCATTACACATTGACATCTACCCAGCAGGTAGATGGAAGATGGTAAATGGACGTAAAGAACCTATAATTGCATATCGCCAAGATTATCAACCATTAGATAAGTTTAAAGATGATAATATGTATAAGCTTAGGGCTGAGGACCACAATGTTATAGTGATAGATTTAGATGCACCTAGCACAGATATAGTTTCTATGCTTATGCAGAATATGCCCACATTAGCGCAAACATTTACCACTACAACTACCAACCCTAATAAGCAACATATCTACATAAAGCGACCTGAGGAGTTCCCTATTACGCGTATAGTTGGAGCTTGGCCAAAGGTTGATGTGCTATCCAATGGTATAGTTTTTGAGGGACATCTACACGACGTTAATGAGCACTATGATATGGAGAATACAACCATATTAGAGCTTAAACCTAGAGAGATAGATTTTTTAATGTCTATAGTACCAACCTCTACACTAAATAAGAAGCACAACCAAGTGGCAAATAAACGATTTGCACCTTATGAAAAGCAGATAATAGAGGATTATATAGCTGATAAATTAGATGATAAGCGTAGATTGTGGAAGCTACTAACACCTAAAGACAAAGCTGATAAAAATCGCACCTATACATGCCCACCTTTAGCCTATGATACGTTTAATACAATAGCATATTATTTGGCTTTAAACGAATACATACCACACCAAACAGTGATTAGTTTTCTGGAGCACATGCTTGTTAAAGAATACAACATAAATCTAAATTCTAAAGAGACGCAGACGCGGTTATATAAACAGATTATACCTACATTACCTATATATGAAATCGATGATTATAATGAGAATTTTGATGCTCATATGGCTAAAGCGCCTATCTCAAGAACAAATCAGCATAGAGTCATTTCAACAATAGATAATTCAGGTGCTTTGAAGTATATATTAGTTGATAAGTATACCTATGTGCCTATAGTTACTAATGATACGATATTGCGTGGGCAAAAGTCGTTAGCCCACTTATTCCCTACACTCAATGCAGACACATGGACATTTGGTATACCGTTTGTGGAAATAACATCAAACCCGTATGCACCTAGAATATCATATGATTTAGACCGTGACCTATTCACACTATCAATGATAGTTCCAACACAATACATATTAAATATAGGTGCAGTTTCTCAGAAGCCAAACAATGTATTAACTAAGGCTATAAGTAAAATATTTGAGCAGGATGAGGACTCTCAATGTTCAGTCGACCCAGAGGATTTTTATTATCATTGGTTAGCTCATATACTCTTCTCAACAAAACAGCTAAGCACTGTAATGTCACTAAGCACAGCATCAAATGTGCAAGGAGGTACAGGAAAATCTACATTCACCGCTAAGCTACCAATGCATATATTACCTAGAGGTATGGTTAAGACAATAGATGAAGAGACAGCGAAATGGGGTGATGCATTTCATAATACTAAACTGACTTGTTTTGATGACTTGCATGACACTAAACATTGGAGTGAATTATATGCACGTATAAAGCGTGAAACGTCTGGAACAATAAAGGCAGTGAACCAAAAAGGTGGGTCAATAACCATATCTGATAAGTCGGCTTGTATTGCAGTGAGCAGTAACTTCTATCCAAAAGTTGATGAGACTGACCGTAGATTTTTTATATGGGCACCAACAGAGAAGCTGACAGATGAGGAAGGTTTAGTCATTGCAGAGATTATGTCGGACTATACTGTGTATAGACAAGAGATACAAGACATAGCTAATTATTGTTTTCATTTATTTACATCTGAGCAGGATAAGTATTATAGAGAGCTGTACATAGAAGCTCCTACAACATCATTCCTATTAAGTGCTAAGACTGATGGAACAACTAGCGAGAAATTAATATCTATGATTATGGCTGGGCCTAATATATTATTTGATGCATTTGTGCCAGGTAAAAATAATTATATGAGTAAACATGAAATAGTTGAGTTTATACTTGAGCAGCTTAAACCACCAACGTCTCGTACACAAGGTAAGTGGACAACTCTACTACCACAAGACTTCTTTAGGGTATTGTTAAATGCTACAAGAGATGAGGATATGACAAACCTATCTCCTAAAAACATAGCCTTTAGATTAGGTAATGTAGTTTTCTCATCACTAAGTAAACAGGACTATAGAGATAAAGCTAAGTATGCTAAATGGGCTACACGTGGATTGAGCATAAAACTATCAGATAAAGTTATAAAAAGTTACCAAGACTGGCTTAAATATAATAAGGAAGATATAGAGCCAAGTGAAGAGGCAGAGATATAGTTTCTCTGCTTCACGTGAATAGTTTTGTTTACGATTTATTTTAATTTAATCTAATTTATTATATAATATATTATATAAAGATTAATGATAGAAAATGAATATATTTTTATTAAACCGAGACATTACAAAGTGTGCTTATAGTAATTATTATATAAATGATAAAGCAGATTTGCTTACATATACTAAAAGACCAAAACCGGAGTGGTTAGATGTATAGTAGACAAGAAATATTCGGTGATGATATAGATGGTAATAGAGGTGAGCTAAGAACTTATTTCTATTTTGAAGACGGAGATAGAGAAGAGATAGTTTCTCAAATTAAAGAGACCTATCCAGATGGTGACTACCCTACAACAATGGAGATATGTCTAATAGATACCACTACAGATAAAGATGAGTGGGTAGAAGTAGTAGTTAAGGACTATATAAAATGAATGAGAGAGAATTTAAAGCTAAGTTAGAATCATATCAAACATCTAACGCACCGGTTGAGTTAAAAGAGAAGAAGATTAAAGAGTTAGAAGAAGAGTTTTATGGTAAGCAAACTAATGCTTTGGTTGATAATGGCGAGATAGATGCCAACGAATTATATGAGGGAGATTAAATGTTAGATGTAGCACTTGAACAATTTAAAATTGATTATGTTAAACCTGAGCAAAAAGCCCAAGTGAATGCTAGATGGTTGCAAGGGCAACTTAAACGCATGGCTGAGCTAGAGGCTTTAGTAGAAAATCAAAAAGCTACTATTAGGCAACAGTCGGCTTGTATAGAATATTTAAAAGATAAAGCTAAAGAAGTTGATACTATAAACGTAATAATATAAGCTCATGGTTATCTAAGTAGTAGCCATAGATTAAATATGAGCTAGTAATAAATTATAGGTGGATATTAAATACTACAACCTATTAGGAGGTAAAATGTTATACAATGGAAACTACATACAATTCTTTGATGAGCAAGGTATGCAGATATTAGGGTCTGATGGTATAGCTCCATATGATGCACGTATGGGTATATTTGGTATTAATTGTAAAGCTAAAGACATAATGAAAAAGCTAAAGAAGGTTAAACCACATATACATAGCTACAAGATATATAGAAATGGCAAAGAAGTAAAGGGTAACTAATGAAAGTCAAACAAATACCAGCATTTAGAAAATGGTTAAATGCTATGTGTGCATTAGATAAGAGGATTAAGGCAGAAGACTTTAATAAGCTATTTAGACTATATAGAAGGAGTGCAAAATGATAACACCTGACTTTGTTAAATGGTATGACAGTCTAAGTATGGAAGAGTTTCAAGCATTAAGTGAGGAATATGATGGAAACCTGGTGAAAGCTTACAATGATAAGGTGTGTAATGATGAAGTGTCAAAGGGGGATGAATATTATATGGAGATGGAACGTGAAGACAATGAATAAACTTATATTAGCTATACTGTTTATGCTTATAGTCATTAGCTTCTACGGATTAGCAGAAGCTAAAGAACCACAATCTACTATGTGGGCTAGATGTGTAAGCGATAAAGCAGTGGTGAGTTGTAAGCTAGTTGATGATAAAATATTTATCAATGGAAAGGAAGCTAACGTAACTAAGCTAGATGTTATTGTTATAGATAATGTAGTGAATGTACTGATAAAGGATAAATAATGATTAGTTATATAGAACACTACGGATGTGATGCTGATGGTAACAGAGGTGTACCAACTAGAATGTATGAGCTTGAAGATAGTGATAGAGCAGAAATACTAGAATACATTTTTACTAACTACCCTGAGTACGCAGACAGATATAGCGGTGAATACCTAGTTGAACTCTATGACCCTATATCAGATGAGCTGATAGAGTTCTATGTAAATTATGAAGAATGGATTAACAAATGAGTAATTTTAAAGTAGGCGATTGGGTAAGAACTAAAAACGGGGTATTCCAAATTGAGGATATAGATGACCATGATTTTATTGAAGGAGTGGTTGAAGATGTGCAGCTGTACTTTACAGATAAGAATGAAAGATGGGAATGGAGAAACAACGTTAAACTTTGGCAACCACAAGTAGGTGAGTGGTGTTGGTTTTGGAATACTAACGAAATGCCTACATTAGAACAATTTAGTAAATACTATGATTTAGATGATGATTTAGGCAACTATGAAGTAAATACATATAAATTGTATCAGTACTGTGAACCATTTATAGGTGAATTGCCAACATTTTTAAAACGGTCTTAAAAGGAATAATAGATGATATTACCTAGTAAAGAACTTCTTAGTGAAGTGTTAGGCGTAACACAGGTAACGGATTTAAAAATAAGAGATAATAAGCTGTTCTACACCTCTTATAATAATCCAAGTATAAGTAATTGGAAAGCTATCAATGTCCATGAACTAGCACATAAGTGTAAAGAATGGGCTATATCTAAGGGATATGATGTACTTAGTGGAGGTTTAGAAGCGGGTCTATATAGTTGTTATATAGACTACGCGGCCAAAAGATATACCCTACGAATGACACCATTATACCACACATTTGAAGATACTGAATTTGAAGCAGTCATACAAGCTTGTGAATGGGTAAGGAGTAACAGATGACTATTAAACAAGCATCAGAATTAATATGCCCTTTTATGAGTTATAGGAGGGCTTTAGAAAGGGCTGGAGCATATGAAACTACTTGTATAACAGACAAGTGCATGGCTTGGGAAACTACCAAGACCAAAGCTATTCAAGACAATTTTTTTAAGTGTACTTGTGGTCAGACATTTGATGTTTATAGATATGATTTTACTTGCCCTAGTTGTGGAATAGAGTATTCAGTTATTGATATAGAAACTGATTTGCCTAGTGAAGATTGTGAGGGGTATTGTAGGAGATTAAGATGAACAGAGAAGAAGCTATAGTACACACATACTCATAAGGAAAGAGAAATATGTATTTTAATAAAAAAGCTTGGCTAGTTAGTGAACAATTATTGCGGATATTCGATTTAAAAGATGATTGTCAACTATACTTATCACCATATAAACAACTATTAAGTGAGATAGATGTTATAAAAATAGGTGGAACGGTTTATTATGACCAGAAGGCAGTTTTAGCTATTAAAGAAGAGCAAAATATAAAAGATGTATTTCTTAAAAGTATACAATCTTGTATTCTGCTTTTATTAGATATAGCTAAAGATAAAAAGAGTAGAATAGCTAGTAATTTAGGTTTTAAAAACATAGGTGCCTTAGATAGTTTCTTAGAACAAAAGATATATACTAAAAAGGTAGCTTTTGTATATGTAAAACTATGTAAAAACTATAAATGGGTAGTAGATAAGTATGATAAAGGAGATTTTTAATATGGCTGATTATATAATATTTGGGGCTATAGGTTTTTTACTAGGTGGTCCAATAGGCTGTGCAATAGCCTTGCTAATTATTGGAGTGATGAAAGCATGAAAATTTATTATACAACAGGGTATGCAGGTACAGGTAAATCATCTAAACTTTTAGAGTTGTTACCTACAATACCTGAAAGCTCAGTGGTTATATGCCCAACTCATAAGGCTATTAAGAGGTTGAGTAGTAAAGTTCCACCTCATATAGAAATAAAGACTATTCAGGCTTTATTAGGGTGGATACCGGCTATAAATGAAGAAGCTAAACATATTAATCACATAGACACAACCATTAAGTTGGATAAAGACCTAAGTGATTATACTTATATAGTTATAGACGAAGGCGGTATGATGTCTGAAGATATGTTTACATCTATAATTTCTAAGTTAGAAGAGGTTAATAACTTTGATACTGACCATATAACTATACAAGTATTTATGGACCCTTATCAGTTATTACCAGTTAAAGGTATACAGATACAAACAGACCCAAAGTATACTACTAATTTAACAACACAGCATAGAGCTGAGTCACCAGATGTAGTTAAACAATTTACTAAGTTTGTACATTATTTAGAGGGTATAAATAAAAAAGATTTAAAAATAGAATTTTCTGAAAATATCATTAAAAAGAAGACCATAAACGGCTTTAAATCGGACGATAGATTACTGGCCTATACTAATGCCTGCGTTGGTCATTATAATCAATTAATCGCGAAAGAATTGAAGATTAAGTCATATGAAGGGCAAGAAGTACAATTGGGTAATAGGCTTGAGCCAGTTAAAGTTAATAGGTTCATAAAACCTAATCTTGATACATTGGTTGAGGCGTATTACAAGAACTATTTATTATTACAGAATAGCCAAATAAACTCAAAATATTTAGAGGCCTCACTTTATGCTTTAATACAGCATAAAGATATTGAGTTTATAGAAGCTGGTAATATGATAGTTCCGGTAATAAAAGGTATAGGGAATGCTAATATAGTTATAAAACAAGCTAAGATGGAAGCAGTAGCTGATAAGAAAAATTATAAATGGTTATATGCTTTAAATCGGGCTTTTATTATGGACTATACATTTGCATCTACTGTACACAAAGCGCAAGGTTCTGAATTCGATAGAGTTTGGATAGTTCAAGATGATATTAAGAAAGCTATTGTAAATAATTATTATGATAACTATGCAAGGTTAATGTACGTAGCCTTAAGTAGAAGTAGAAAAGTAGTCCATATAATTTAATTTATAATTTAAGCTAAATCTAATATTTATTTTGATATAATATATTTATAAAACGAATAAATCGTTAAAAAATTGAAGGAGTCTAAAATGGCGAGCAAAAAAGAAATTTTCACTCAAGTAGTGGCAGTATTAGAGAAGCATAAAGCTTCTAAAGAGTTGATTGCTGAAATCAGTGCAATCGTTGAACCTAAAAAAGGTGGTATGAGCGTAAATGTTGAAGACGTATATGTTCCAAAAGCTAAAGATGGTAAAGCTTATTTACAATGTTCTGTAAGTGGCCTATGGTTAGAAGCTACAGCTGATAACTTCTATGAAGATGCCTCTGAAGGTAATAAATTCGGTGGTCTTAAGCGTTTATCTAGAGCTGCTGAAGCTGCTAGAAAGAAAGCTATTAGTGTTAAGAAAGCTACTGAAGCTGCAGTTATGCAAGATATGCTAGCTGGTAACATTTCTGCTGATGAAGCTAAAGCAAAACTTGCAAAAGTTGCAGGTCCTGACTTTAGTCAAATCAAAGGTCTTAAAGTTAAACCTCAGTAACATTAAGTTGAGTAGAGATAATAAGGGTAATTTAACACTCCTTATTATCTCGTCTGAACTTATTAAGTCAAAACATAAGTACAACGAGCCTACACCTCTCAGGGCTCCTGTACTATAGCTAGCTATCTGAACGGTTCACATCCAAAGATGTAAAACTAAAATACAATGCAAGGTGATGTAATGAAGTTAGTTAAAGACTTAGGTATGCGTAAAGCAACTAGAATAGTAAACGTAATTATAGATATGGCTTATATGAATGTCCTTATTGTTTAAAGCATTTTGAAGTTATGTCTACAAGTGTTACACAAGGTAAATCTACTAAATGCAGTAGTTGTGCTTCTATTCTTGGTAATTTATTGCATAATGAGTCTACTACTCCACTATATAAGACTTGGGCTAGAATGAAAATGAGATGTAGTAATTCTAATTTTAGCCAATTCAAGGATTACGGTGGTAGAGGTATAAAAGTATGTGATGACTGGTTGTATTCTTATAGGGATTTTGCAGAATGGGCTAAATCAAATAATTTTAAGCCTGGTTTACATATCCATAGAATAGATAACGATGGAGATTATGAGCCTACTAATTGTACCTTTATGGAAGCTTCTGACCATTTGAGACTACATAAGAAACAAGAAACAGGAGATAGAAATGTTCGAAACTGAAGTTATGGAAGGCAAATCGCCTTATAGAGATTGCAAATTAGGTGACCAAGAGAATGGTTATTCACTTACATTTTATTATGATAATAAAATTACTGCAACATCGCAAGATTATGGTGATTTTACTGTGTTGCAGGGAGTATCATTTGACCATACATTAGGGTCTATGGATGAAATGTTATCAGGAGCAGAACTAGTTAGTTTTGTACCAAACACAATGCTTAAGAACTTAATGGCTAATGGTGGTATGGTAAGAGGTGAAGCTTATATCATAACTAAGAAATGGACAAAAGGCGATAAATTCGATAAGAAGAAAGCACTAGGTCATGGTTATGAAGTGCAACGTATTAAGGCTCCAGATAGCTTTCTTGCTCAGCTTAAAGCAAAACATAAAGCTCTTCTTCCAGAAGGGTTAGCTACTGAAACAGTGACTCCTGAAGAGCCCGAAATTTAATTACAAAAGACCTGGGAAACTGGGTCTTTTTATTTGTATAATATTTATAGTTTAATTAAGCTAAGGAGTTAGAATGATAAAATTTAAAATAATAACTGATTTAAATGAAATTAGTCACCTAGTAACAGATAAACCTATGTTTTGTGATATAGAAACAGCAAAACTGTATGTAGACTGTAGGCTTATACAAGTATATCAACCTGAAGTTGATGATATGATATATATTATAGATACTGATATAATAGATTTAGAAGAAGCTAAAAATTGGCTAAAAGCATATTGGACTATTTGGCAAGGTTGTGCTTACGACTTTGGTACATTAAATATGACAACAGATAAGTTTGATGATGTTCTACTATTAGCAAGAAATGCTTACCCTGAATGGAGAGAATATAAGTTAGATAATATAGTTTCTAGATTAGGTTATGACTATCTATATGATGGGCTAGATAAGAAAGCTTTACAGAAGCAAGGCTTTATTAAAGGTGCATATTTATCACAAGTACAGCTAAAATATTCAGCCACTGATGTATATGCTTTATCCAAAATTTGGGAAGATTTTAGTATACAAAAAGCTAGAGATATATTTAGTTATAAAGTAGATATACTAAGTATAAAGCATGCAATAGCTTTCCAGCAAAATGGATTAATTGTGCATCAACCTAGCGTTAGAAAAGAATTAGATTTAGTAGAAACTAAGATAGATAGTTATTATGCTAGACTTGGTGGACTTAATCCCAATTCACCTAAGCAATGTAAAGAAGTACTAGGTACAGCGTCAACAGATAAGAATACATTGATTAAACTTATAGCTAATGATAATGACCTAGCAGAAGCTATATACATACAACGTAGACAGCTAAAACGTAGAACATTCTTAAATAGCTATAACTTTCCTAAAATTTATACTAGATTTAATCCATCTGGTGCTGTTACAGGAAGATTTACATCTACGGGTGGAGATATGGATAGAGGTATAAATGCTCAGCAAATAACTAGAGATTTACAATATATATTTCATCAACCTGCTATAATAGATGGAGTGCAAACAGTGGTTTTACATGCTGACTTTTCAACAGCTGAACTAAGAGCAGGTTGTAGTATTATGCAAGAACCTACTATGTACGAAGAACTAAAAGCTGGTCACGATTTACATAAGCTAGCGGCTTTATTAGCTATGCATGATAAGACATTAGCTGATATTACAAAAGCAGATAGACAAAAAGGTAAAGCTATTAGTTTTGGTTTAATATTTGGTATGAGTGCAGAAAGTTTTCAAGAATATGCTTATGTTAACTATGGTGTTAAATTTACTGCTGAAGAGTGTAAAATTATTAAGCAAAAATATAACACTAAATATCAAAATATAGCTAGGTATCATAATACTAAATGGCAAGAGTATAAATCTATACCAAATGAAACTCCTACTGGTAGACGATGTATGGCTAATCTTGGTACTGATGCAATAAACTATGCTACGCAAGGTTGTATAGCTGATACCACTAAATTAAGTGCTCATTATATTAATAAAGAAGATAGTAGAGCTAATAACTATATATTTAATATAGTTCATGATGCTATTTATATGAGGGTACCAGAAGTTGATGTAGAATATTGGGCTGAAGTATTAGTACGTAATATGAAAAAAGGTTGGACAGAGATGTGTAAAATGCCTATGTTGCATTATAAAGATATACCTATGCCAGTAGAGTATGAATATATTCTATCTGATGGTACAAAAATCTGTAAGGAGGTTTAAATGGAAAGTAAATATGATGATTACTATATGCTACAAGCATTACAATTAGCTATGTTTTCGTATGCACCAGATAAGAAAGTTGGTTGTGTTATAACCAAAGATGATAGACCTATATCTAATGGTTATAATGGTACTTGGCCACTAGCTGATAATACTATGGTTGATGAGCGAGGTTATACACTGGACAATGTTATACATGCAGAAGTTAATGCTCTACATTTTTGTAGGGATAATAGTATAAATACAGGAGGTGCTACATGTTATGTAACACTTTCACCTTGTTTAAACTGCGCTAAAGCTTTATTTAGTTTTGGTATTAAAAGAGTTGTATACTATGAAACATGGAAGAATATAGAAGGTTTAGATTATCTAAGAACTAATAATATAGAAGTAGAAAAGTGGGAGAAATCAAATGTTTGAAACTGAAGAAGTTACGCTTTATCCAAAAGCGGAACCTAATGATAAAATAGCTCTTATAGATGCGGATACCATAGCTTATGGAGCTTGTTGTGTTTGTGAATATCAGTACTATGACATTGAAGCTAATGAAGATAAATATGCTATAAACTTAAATGATGCTGTTGACCATGCTATTGGTAGAATTCAACAGATATTGGACCAAACAGGTTGTAAAACTTGTGAACTTTATTTTACAAGTGGTTATAATTTTAGATATGATGTAGACCCTAATTATAAAGCTAATAGAGCTGGTACACGTAGACCAGAAGGTTTATATGAATTGAAAGCTAAGCTATTAGAACATTATGATGGTGCTATATGTACTGAATATGAAGCTGACGATATGGTAGCTTATAAAGCTATGAAAGATTATAAAATTAAAAAAGCTGAATTAGAAGAGCTGAATAATTTAGCTGACAGTAGGGTATTAAGCAATAATAAGAAAATTTCTGGTCACCACTCAAGTATAACAGGTAAATCCAAGGTCTATAGTCAGTGGGATAATATGTTAGATAGATGCTATGGTAATTACAAACCTTCTATAGCACATTATCAAGATAATAGTATTAAAGTATATAAACCGTGGGTAGAGGACCCGAATAATTATATTACTTGGGCGTTAGAAAACGGATGGTTTGAAGGCTGCTCAATAGATAGGATAGATTACTTAGGTCACTATATACCTAGCAATATTCAATTTGTTAGTAAATCTATAAATACTAAAAAACAAAATTTAGTAGATAACCCAAAATCGCCATATCCTAATACCTTAGAGTATATAGTTACAATGTTAGGTGAAAGTAATATTAAATTTAAGTATAAAAATATTTATTATGAGATAATTAATGGTAAAGCCGAGGTATATAGGAATTTTGTTATGTGTGCCGTTGATAAAGATTTATTAAAAAGTATACCAGGTAAACACTTTAACTACTATAGTTCCGATCAACATAACATACAACCTACATTTGTAGAAGTTGATGATAAAGATGCTATAATGTTTAACTATTTACAAGCTATAATGGGAGATAGTTCTGATGGTATTAAAGGTGTACCTGGTATAGGACGTAAGAAAGCTGAGAAGTTTTTAAATAGGGAAATGTCTGAATTAGAAATGTGGGAGGCTGTTGTTAAAGCTTTTGAAAGTAAAGGCTTAGACTTTATAGATGCTTTAACAACTATGAGATTAGTTTCTATAAGACAGTTAAAAAGACAAGAGGATGATGGTTTAGCAATTGAATTATTTGACCCTTTTAAGGAGTTAGGTTATGGCAACTAAATTTATGAAGAATGATAGGCTTGATGGCAAAATTATGCCCTCACTTATAGACGTGGATTTTAAAGAGGATTTATCTAGGCTTTTAACATTAGGTGGTTATAAATATGACTTCGATAATTGGAGAAAAGCTACTAAGTCAGATATTAGTAGATATAGAGATGCTTTAGAAAGACATCTTATGCAAATAGATAAAGGTGAAATAATAGATACTGATACAGGCTTACCTCATTCTATTTGTGTTGCATTTAATGCTATGGCTCTACATTATCTACATAGAAAGTTTAACATAGATAATAAAGATAGAAAAGACTTTGAAAAAAGATTAAAATCTTATAAGGAAGCAAAATGCAAGAATTTGAAAAAACCTATGTAGACTTAGTTTTAAAAGTTTTAGCCAATGGCTATAAAACAAGAGGTAGAAATGGTAATACGCTAAGCTTATTTGGTGAGCAGATAAAGTTTACTGTAAATCCGTCTAATTTTCCAATATTGCAAGGTAGAAAAATATACTATGCTGGAGTTATTGGTGAATTTATAGCCTTTATAAATAACTATAGTGAGTTAGAACAATTTGAGTCTGTTGGTTGTAATTATTGGAAAACCTGGGCTGATAATACTGGACATCTAGAAATAGATTATGCTAAGCAGCTACATGACTTTAACGGTATTAATCAGCTAGAAAACCTATTACTTGAGTTACAAGTGAACCCATATTCACGTAGACATATTATTAGTCTATGGAGACCTGATAGATTAGATAGTTTATCTTTACCTTGCTGCCATTATGCCTATCAGTTTAATGTTAATAGCATAGGTAGACTAGATATGGTATGGATACAACGCTCAGTTGATACTATGGTAGGTTTACCTAGTGATATGATATTAGCAAGTCTATGGGTTTATTTGGTTGCTAAGCATTGTGATTTATTACCTGGCAATGTAACTATGCAGCTTGGTAATGTACATATCTATGAAGAGCATTTAGATGGTGTAAGACAGTATCTTAAGCAAGCTATAGATATAGATAATATGCATACAACTAAGATTAATCGCAAAGCTAGATGTTTACATAGTTTAACTTATAATGATATAGAAATAAGTGACTATGTATCTCAACCGGCTATAAAATTTGAGTTAAAGGCTTAATATGATAATAGGTACAGTGTTACTAAGTAGTAATGATAAATATGTAGGTTTAAATGGGGAGTTACCAAATAGACCTGAGTTTGATAAAGCATTCTTATTAAAGCTTATAAAAGGTAGAGTTTGTATATGCTCACTTAATACATATTTAAGTTTACCTAAATCTGTATTAAAAGAGAAAGTTATACCAATAGATGATAAGTGGAAAGCTGATTTAATAACTATGGGTTCTAAAAATGATATACTTATAAACTTAGGTATTAAAACGTTTAAGCTAGCTATACCTAATATAATGTATATAGTTAGAAGCGATGATGAGATGGCTGAAGGTAAAGATTTTGATACTAAATGGTTGAAGGATAATTTTAACTGTTTATATAAATCTAGAAACCTAGAAATTCACAACAGAATTGATTAAATTTCAAACGATAATAGATATATAGACTAGTTATATATCTAAAAATTTATAATCAAATATGAGTGATTTAGATAGCTTAAAACTAGTTTTTAAATTTAATAAAATTTTAATATTGGAGAGAACAATGGTAAAGATACAAGAATATATTAAGGAGCTGAGTGAGAAACATTCATCACAGGAGATAGCAGATAAACTTGGTATATCTGTGTCAATGGTTAGCCACTATAAAAAAGGCTATAACGCTTCTATAGAAGTTGCGGTTAAAGTTTATAAAGCTGAGAAATTAGTTTTATTCCCATTTAGTGAAGAAGCTTTAAAGGAGTTATCAAAATGAAAATATTAGTTTATGATTGTGAAATTATTAAGGCTGTACCAATAGATTATAAAAATGAAGCTAAAATAGAAGATATAGAGTATTGTGAGGGTTGGCATGACCATGCAAATATGGGCATAAGTGTCATAGGTACTTATAATAATTGGAATAAAGAGCAGATAGCTTTTGTTAATTATGAAGCTATGCATATGGGTTATCCTTCTATGGAAGATTTAAAATTAAAAACTATTAAACATTTTCAAGACTTATTAAATGAGTGTGATATACTTGTAGGATTTAACTCTATTAGATTTGATAATCTACTTATAGAAGCTAATGGTTTTACTATACCCACTCATATTAAACAATATGATATTCTTCAAGAGATGTGGCAAGCTGCTGGATTAGGCCCAGACTTTACTTTCCTTATCATGTTGGTTATAGTCTTAAACAAACTTGTAAGGTTAACGATTTACCTTCTAAATCTGGAGATGGTGTTAACGCCGCAATTGATTGGCAAAGAGGTAAGTATGAAAAAGTAATTAGATATTGTTTAAATGATGTTATGATAACAACTGAATTACTTAGAAAGATACAAGGTAGTGATGGTTGGATAGTAAACCCTAAAAATAAATTAAAACTTAGAAAGGTGCAAGATGTATAGTTTAGCAGAATTACAGTTATTAACAGAAAGATGGTCAGCTGATAGAGGTATAACAACTAATGGTAAAGCTATTACGCAAGTATGTAAACTTACAGAAGAGATATGTGAAACTTTAGAGGCTATGTGTGATGATGATAATGATAGTGGAATTTTTGATGGTATAGGTGATAGTTTAGTAGTTTGTTGTAACTTAAACATTCTTATAAATGGTAATATAGCTTTTAAGCATGTTAGACCTTCTAAAGCTATTAATCCTATACAGGATGTTTTTAAGTCATTGAGTAAACTATGCAAATATATAAATTCAAATGAGTATAAAAAAGCTTCAGAGTATCTATATGACCTAATTAGTGCTTTATATAGCTTAGCTGAAGCTTTAGAAACTAGTGCTGAGCATTGCTGGACATTAGCTTATGAAGAGATTAAAGATAGAAAAGGTTATTTAACAGTTCATGGAAATTTTATAAAAGAGGCAGATATGCAACCTACTAAACAATTAACTATGGATTTTGACAATGATTAAGCAGTGTAAAGGAAAAGACTTAGATAATGTATCTAAGTCTAAGCTATTAGAACGCGGATGGCTATCTAGTATTAAATATGATGGTAATTATGTGCAGATACATAAGCAGGGTAATTCAGTTAGATTTTTCACTAGTGGGGGAAAAGAATTCTATCATGAATTAGTTGCTGATAGTTTAGTAAAGAATAATCCAAATTTAGACTTTATTATAGAGACTGAATTCATAGGTAGTAGTCAAGGTAAACTAGGTGACAGAGTAAAAGCAGCTAAGTTAACTACATATAGAACTAACTTTGAAAAAGGTTTAGCTAATGTAGGTTTAGATACTAATAGAGATACTTTTATAGTTTTTGATGTTATAATACTTAACTGGACATTTGAAGGGCGGTTGGCATGGCTATTAAATGTATTTAAAGGTTCAGAGCAAGTAAGACTAGCCTCTTTTGAGTATGTAGATAAATTAGAACTGGCTAAATGTAAAGCTAAAGAATTAGTAGATTTAGGATATGAAGGCTTATTCCTCAAACATATAAACCATGTATATCAACCTGGTAAACGTGTTAACGAAGCTATTAAATTAAAGTATCGTAAAACGGCTGATTTACTATGTATAGATATTGAACCAGGTGAAGGTAAATATATTGATATGATAGGCTCTTTAGTTCTACAAGATAAAGAAGGTAGAACAGTCTCAGTTGGTAGTGGTCTAGATGATAGTATGCGTGGGTTACCAAAAGATTGTTTTATAGATAAAATTGTAGAAATAGAATATGAGCAAATTATAGATACTTATATTCAACCTACTTTTGTTAGAGTTAGAGAAGATAAAACTATGGAGATAGCCTAATGGCTAAAAGTAAAAATCAGCTAAAAGCTAAAAGACTTAAAAGACAAAGGCATAAAGATGAAAGAGAGCGAGATACAAAGCAAAATAATAAAGAAATTAAAAGCAAATAAAGCTTATGTTGTTAAGGTTGTACAAGCAACTACTAAAGGTGTACCTGATATTTTGGCCTGTTATAAGGGTCAATTTATAGGTATAGAGGTTAAAAAACCAGATACAAAAAATACTACAACAGCTTTACAAAAGCATAATTTATTAAATATTAGTGCGGCTGGTGGTTGGTCTATGGTTATGTATGAAGATAGTCAAGTGGATACTTTATTAGAGGAGATTGACAATGACTTATGAAGAGCTTAAAGAATTAGGTTTTAGTGACGAAGCTATTAGAGCACAAGGTATTTTACCACCAAATAAAAAAGCAAAAGGTAGATATACAATACAACAATGTGCAGATGCTTGGAAGATAGTTAAATGTAGATTAGATAGAAAAGGAGAATTATCAACTGAAGAACATAATACTTTCGTAGATATGTGTCTTTTCTATGAAGAGGTTATGGAGTATAAATTACCTGAAATTAAAGGCTTTAAATATGAAACCATATAAACATCAAGAAGAGATAGCTTTACAAGCTTATAATATTTTAAAACTAAACTACTTAGTATATCTATCTATGGAAGAAAGAACAGGGAAATCACTAACAGCGATATTAGTGGCTGAAATGTCTAAGGCTAATAAGATACTTATAATAACAAAGAAGAAAGCTATCACTGGTTGGGATGAAACTATTAGTAAGTATAAACCATCTAAGTCTTATACTGTAATGAACTATGAGTCACTACATAAATTAGAAGGTAAGTTTGATTTAGTAATAATAGATGAAGCTCATGCTAACTTATCGGCTTATCCTAAGCCTACTAAGACATGGAAGACTGTATATAGTTTTACTAAGGCTAAACCTATTATATACCTAAGTGCTACACCAAGTGCTCAAACATTTGCACAATTATATCATCAACTAAAGCTATCTTCTTGGTGTCCATATAAGCACAAGAACTTTTATGATTGGCACAGAGATTATGGTATAGCAAGCCAGAAATTTATAGGTGGAAGAGTTATTAAAGAATATCATAAAGTTAAAGCTGAAGCCTATGAGCAGGTTAAACATCTATTTATTAGCTATACTAGACAAGAGCTAGGTTTTGAGCACGAACCTAATGACATTATTCATATGATTACTTTAGATGAAAATACTAAAAAACTATACAATAAGCTAATGAAAGACAATATCTTGCCTGAATTAGAATATGTAGCAGATACGCCAATGAAACTATTATTAGGTCTACACCAGCTAGAAGGTGGTTCACTTAAATTAGAAGAGTCTAATCTTATATTAGATAATACTGAAAAGATAGCTTATATACTTAAGGAATTTGGTGATATAGAAAGCTTAGTAATTTTTTATCATTATCAAAATGAGAAAACAAAATTAGAAAAGTATTTTAAGAAGGCAACTATATTACAAGCTACATCATTTGCCGAAGGAGTAGATTTATCTATGTATAAAACATTAGTAATCTACTCCATGGACTTTTCAACAGCTCGTTACACACAAAGGCGAGCTAGACAATGTAATATGAAGAGAGATGAGGCTATAGACGTACACTATCTACTTGTTGAAGGAGCCATCTCTCATCAAGTGTACCAAACTGTTGCTTTAAATAAAAGTAATTTCGTTGATAAATATTTTAATAAAGAAGAGATTTAGCTCTCTTCTTTATTTACGTATTTTTCTAATCCTAGTGCACTTAGTACTGCATAGACATCCCACTTAATTCTCTTGTTAGGTATTTCTTCTATTTCTATAATATGTAGAGTATTTTTATAAGTTGCTCCAGATTTTTTATCTTTATTTTTATAGGCTTCTTTACTTAATTTAATACGTAAACCTTGTTTCTCTAACTTTTTGCGAATATCTGGTAGTATAGACTTATTTAAATTATCATAGAACTTTGTAACACCTGCAGTGCCAGCTAACTCATTCTCTCGTTCAATAGGTATAGCCACTCTCTTAGTGCCATTCTTAATGGCTACATTAATAGCATCAACTATCATTAATTGGTGAAATTTCTCAGGTTTCATAGGAAAATCTGCTATAATATTAGGATTGCTTTTAACAGATGATTGAGTTATTAGCCCTTGTTCAGCCCAGGTCATAAGTCTATCAGCAAAATAATCAGCATCTGCAATTTCTTCATTAGTTAAGCCTTCAGCCTTAATCATAGACTGAACATCGTCCGGTAAGGTTTTTATACTTCTAATATTACTTTTAAATACCCCAGCTCCTTGTCTTTCTGCTTGTAACCAATCAGATTGAAACTCATTAAGTACTGTAGTATTTTTACCGTTAATATTATCTTGGTGTATTCTATTCCAACCTAATAAAGATTGGGTATCTTCTATTTCATTTGAAAAATGTCTAAGATTTGTATCTTCTTTTTGTTTATTGCTGGTAAATAATCTTTCTTTATAGGTATCTGTTTCTACTCCTTTCTTATTAAGACTTACATTACTATATCTACCAAGATTACCAACTGGGGAGTCTCCTATTTCTCTAATATTAAATCTATGTTTACCATACTCTGAATTCATAATTTCCCACTCTTCAGCCGTAAAAGCTCTAGAGTCATTAAGATAAGGTTCTAATATACCACTAGCTTCTATTTCCTTAGGTGATACACCTTTTTTAGTAAGATAACCTCTTAATTGTTGAGCATTAAACTTTTGATTTTTAGGTAAATTACTAATAATATCATCCATCTTATACGTGAAATCTATACCTTGGATAATATCATCCAAGGCTTCTTTCATAGCTTTATTACATACCATTACATTGCTCCATTAGTTCTTTAAATTTTAGTTGAATAATCTTATCTGCTTCTTCTTTTGGTAATTGAACACCAAAGTCTTTATTAATTTGTTTAATAAGTTGATTAGCTTGATTATTAACTATATTTTTAAGCATCTTAGCATTACGCTCTCTTTCTCCAACTCGCATAGCATTAGATACACTTTTACCTATTCTTTCAAACTTTGCATTATCCATATACTTAATAGCTTGAGAAACTATATCTACGTTTTCTTTAGTTGTATTTTGCCAAATAAAGTCAGATATAATCTCATCTGTTCTATCCTTCATAATAGCTGATGTAGGGTCTTCAGCTATAGTACCTTTTTCAGTAGCATATAATGCTTTATCTAAAGACTCTTTAATAGTAGTTGGGGCTTCTAAAGGTTTTTTCCACACTAATCTAGGAGGCATATTAGCTTTGCCATATAGATTTTCTAGAGCCGCTTTACGTTCAATATACATATTTTGTAAGTCTCTAAGTAGTGGTGATGAGTCTAGAGACTCTTGAAATAATCTGCTATCTTTAGGCAAACCTCTTTTCATAGCTTCAATAGCTTTAAAATTTATAGGGTTTTCAAATATAGTACCAGCATTCTTAACTAATGCAAGATAATTAGCTTGGTCACCTGGGGCTAACATTTTTACATAATTAAATACGTTAGAAGCTATTTCATATTTTAAACGTATTATAAGGTCTGCAGTCAAATATGATCGAGACTCAGGTATACTAATATTACCAGATACTCTAGCCAGATTAACATCATTTCTAAATACCTCAGCCATTCTATGAATAGTTCTAACTGTTTGCTTAGCTTTAGGCGAGGACCAAGATACCTTTTTAAGCTCAGCACTTAATAAAGGAAAATGTACTGCCCGTTCCCCACCAACTTCACCGGCTGTAAACTTTTCAACTAAGGTATTTAATACTGCACCATCTATTCTATTTCTAACATTCTTAGGTAGCTTTTCAACCACTTCATAAAAAGTATTATCTCCAGCTCTTATATATTTAGCTAACTGCTTAACTACTGTCTCTTCATCTATACCAGGTCTAGTTAATACTTTATATAATACATTTTTCTCTGTAGCTTTCATCTTAGAATATTGCTCTTTAGCTTTAGCCCAATTATCTTTCCAAGCTTTAGCATTTTCACCCATATACTTATCAGCTACTTTATCTATTTCGTTATCTATAGAAGCTAATGCATTATCTAAAGCTATTTTATCTCTACTCTTAATAGTCTTAGTAGCGAATTTAATTTCATTAACTGCTTGTCTTAAGTCGATAAGGTCTATAAATGTTCTACCTTCTGAAGCATTACCTACTTTGGTTAATAAATCAGCAAACCTCTGTTTAATAGTAGGGTTCTCTATACGATTACCTATACTCTCTATTATAGGTTGTACGCCTAATTTATCATAGTCAAAACTATAGTTTTCAGTTAGCTTACCTGGTGCATTCTTAACATCATCATAGAACTTTTTAACTTTATTAGTATAAGTGTCAAAATTCTGCTTTATTATAGCTTGAATATTATCAGCACTTAAGTTCTTTGTATTTTGTAGTAAATCCTCAGCTACTTTATTTATACTATTAACTATCTCAGCACTAGCTCTAGGATTAAATAGCCCTACAGTATCTGCTACACCTTCACCTCCTCTTTGTGTACGAGTCAACGCAAAGATAGCTTTTTCTTTATCTGTACCTCTTAAAGGCCCAATAAGATTTTCAAGCTTAGTAACTATCTCCATAGCCTCTTCGTGAGTTTTATCAAATTGTGTTAGTAGTGCCTTATACGCACCATCTATATTTTTATCAAAAACTAAGTTATATATATGCTTAACTAGCTTAGCACTTTGAGCAAGTCCGTATCCAACAGGTAAACCACCAACACCAAAGATAACCTCTGTTATACCAGCATCCTTCATTTTATCTAAGTAAGCTTTAGAAGATACCTTTGTGACCATATTCATATCAGAAATTAAAGTATCTATACCAGATGTTAAAGCTCCTGCAATAGCGCCACCTGCAATAGCAGCACTACCTATAGCAGCTTTAGCTAATGCTGTATGAGGAGTAATTGCTGGCATTAAAGCCGCCGCACCTCTAGCCGCTACGACAGCTCCACTTATAGACCCTGCAATAGAAAATTTCTCATTCCATATGTTACGTAATAAGCTAGAGTCAGCCTCTATCTCTTTACCATCAACTGTTATAAATAAAGTATCTCCTATATATTTAGGGTTTTCAAAACCTTGTAAAGTTAGTTCTTTAAGTACTTTATTTTTAACAACTTCAGTATCATGCTCAACTTGCTTTCTAGTATCTTCATCCCAGAAAGCCTTAGCTCTATTATATACTTGAAATCTATCATATACTTGTTTAGTATAGTCAGCGGCCTTACCTGCTTCAGATGCTTGTAAATCTTCTTTTGTAAATTTAACATCTCTTTCTATTTGAGTTGGTGAAAAACCTTCCATCTCAGGTATTAAATCAGCTTCTTCAGCTTTAGTAGCTAATGTAGTAACATCTTGTTGTTCAACTTCTTTCCGTTCCCAAGGAGCTTCACCTACTTTAAAACCTATAGTAGTATCTGTTTGTTCCCAAGGTGCTTCGCCTACTTTAAAACCTTCCATTTTATCCTCTTCCTATTCTATTTCTTCCTGGCATTTGATTTACAGATTGAGTCATACCCATCTGCCCTTGTACCTCACCTAGCTGCATAGCTTGCATTGCTTGTTGATTATTTCCTAACATAGCTGCAGTCTCTTCAACTATAGCTGCTACTTCCATACTATATTTAGCCTTTAGATTTTTGACAGATAAAGCTCCAGCTTTTAAGTATCCTGCAGGATTAACTTGGCTAATCATTTGACCTATTGGACCATTAATAAACTGCTCAAGCATTACGCCATTACGCTCATCTTCATCATCATAAGCTATAGCCTCTATAGTTATTTCTGCCATTGTAAAAGCTATATCAGTATCCATAGTAGGTATAGGAGCAACGACTATGTTACCAAACTCATCAACTAAAGGTTCATTAGTTTCTGGGTCTAACACTTCTTCAAAGACTAGCTTTGTTTCTGGCATACCATTAGGTAACATATTACCTGTCGGTACCATTAAAGGTTTATTTATCTCAACCCATTTATTACCTTCATAAGTATCAGCTACACGGATAACATCATGTGCAGTAAAGTATTGTTTTATAAGATTAACTATATCCCAACCTAATAACCTATAAAATTGCTCTATTTTAGATGTTGAATATCTTTGCGCTACAACAGATGCGTTTTGTTGTAACTTAACTTTAGTACCACTATCTGAAGCATAAGCCATACCTAAGAAACTATCATTAATAGATAATACTCTCTGTATTCTATCTAATGCTTTATCTATAATAGTATATTGGTCAATAACTTCTCTAGTTAGATTTTCTATTCTATAGCCATCTAATTCTTTCATAGGTATAACACCATTTACTCTATTAAATTGAGCTATAAATTCATCTAGATTTTCTACTGCATTAACATCGACAAAAGCTTTCTGTGTATTCACCATAAGCTGTATTTTAAGCAAGGCTTGGTTAATAGCGTGTTGTGATGCTTTAACCTCTCTAAAGATACCATAATATTCTGTTTTATTTGAGCTATTTAGTTTTTGTACTCTATAAGGGTTTTTAACTTCTTTATAAGTAATTTCTTTCTTACTAAGCTCTTCGTTTCCACACCAGTAAATACTCCAAGTCTTACCGTCTTCATCAGTAATAATTGAATGAACAACTAAGTAGTTATCATAAGTTTTATACTTGCCATGAAACTCATTAGTATATGTATATGTAAACTCAGCTTCTTCAATCTCTAAGTGATTATAATAAGCATCTACATTTTTAAGTTTCTCTTTACCAAAGAGATTAACGAAAGCATCTTCACTTATCCACTTAAATCTATGAATATATCTGGCGTCAGAATAGTCATCTAATCTACTCATAGGGTCTAAAACTATTTCTAGAGCTGGTACATGGCTTATTTTAATATCATATTTAGGTCTACCAAATTCATCAGTTTCACCATTTTTTACAACATCTATATAACTACACATTAAGCCTACTAGAATATTATCCAGCTTAATTTTATCTCCTTCAGATTGAAAGTTATTAGTTCTAAATACATAGTCAGTTAGGTCTTGTAAGATAGCTGCAGTATATACTTCATCTATCTTAGTAGGACTAACTCTAATATTATTAACTATTGTAGAATAATAACCTATTAACATTCTACCAAATAGCTTTATAATATTAAATGTTTCAGCCGGTTGACCTCTATCCGCTAATGTATTAAGTTGGCTATCTGTATATTGTCTATTATGGTATAAATCTATAATCTCCATAGCTTCTTTTCTAGATGACTCAAAAGCTTCATAACCTATCTTAAAGGTATCTTGTAAAGTTTTAATATCAGCTTTCATTACTTACCTTCTTTCAATGGTAGCCATGTATTACTTTCTAGGTCTTTATAGTAAGTAACGCCTTTCCACTCTTTGGTTTCAAGTTTAGTAGATTTAGTTTTCTCTACTTTAGCCTCAGTTCTTAAATAATTAGCAACATCTAATAAACTATTTACTCTTCCTCTTATTTCAGTAGCATATAAAGCAGGAGCTATTGTTTTATAAGAACTATAAGAATTAGCTGCATTTTCTAGTGTCTCAGCTAACTTAATTTTTACAGTATTATCAGCTTTAAACTCAGAACCTAGTTGCTTCTTAATTCTATCAAGCTCATTACCTGTAACTTGGCTTCCCATAGAAGCTTTAATAAATGAGTTAACAATTAAATTGTAGTTAGAACTATTCTTAAGAACGTCATCCTCTAAGTCCATACCTAATGTATCCAGAGCTTCTTTAACTGTAGCATCAACTATACCAGTAGACTTACTTAATGTATCAACATCTAATTTCTTAGCGGCTGTACCTAATGCTGCCATAGCTTTAACATCTTCTCTTATGTCAGTTTTATCTGCTTCTTCTTTAGCCATACGCATCATATTAGTTTTATTAATACCTTTAAGTTTATTAACATCTACATCATAAAGATTAGATACTCCAGCCTCTTCATTAATAGCATTAATTTGCGCTGTTTTATATTTATCTACAGTAATAGCTGAAGGCTCTTTCTCTATCATACCAGCCGTCTTCTTGAGATATTGTGTCTTACCTTCTTCACCTAATGTAGAACCTATGTATTCAGCTGTTTGCTCAACTGCAGTTTTAGTTTCTTTAGTAGCTCTCAGATAATCAGCTAAAGTAGCATTAGGGTGTTTTTCTAAAAATTTCTCCATATCTTCAAACTTCAAAGTTTCAGTTTTCTGAGCTATTTCTTTTTGCTTTAACTCTATAGCCTTTAGCTTGTCTGCATCCATTTTATCTAAGTAACCAGTAGCTGCATAATATTCCATTAAATTAATAGGAGCCATTTTACCATTAGGTGAAGTGGCTATAACTATTCTCTTAGCTGGGTCATTTAGCATCTCTTCTGTAACACCTAATTCACTAAGTTTCTCAGGTGTTAAGTCTTTAGTATTTAAAAAGCTAGCTGTTCCCATACCATCTAACTGTTGTTTCAGTAAAGGGTTTTTCTTCATTAAATTTAAAAACTTAGTATCACCAGTTCTTTCAAAACTATCAAATGCGCTAAATGTATCTTTCTTAGCATTTTCTTTTTGTATTTGTTCAATTTGCATTTTTAAAACTTGTATTTGCTGCTCAGATTGTTGCATACTTAACTGCCCTTGTTGCATTTGTTGAGCAAACTGAGCTTCTTGCATTTGAATTTTTCTTCTATTCTGTTTTATACCTTCAGCTTGTAGCATACCAGCTTGTGCCATTTGTAAACCTTGAGCTATTCCTTGCCCTAATCCATACATATTATTTCCTTAATTAACCAAATAAAGAACCTGGATGGTTCGTAGCCATAACAGAGCTATAAGGGTTTACACCACTATTTAAAGCATTATAAGTCATATAAGTACTTAAACCAGAACCTAATGATTGCCCTATACCTGCATAAGCACTAGCAGCTTGATTAGCATAAGTACCTTGCAGTGCCATAGCATTACCAGCAGCTTGCATATTTGTTGAAGCTATATTTCCATAAGCTCCTGCAATTCCTTGTTGTAACGTAGAACCTTGACCTAAACCTAAGGCTAAGAAGTTTTGTTTTTGTGTGGCTACTTCTTGTGCCGCAGATTGTCTAATAGAGGCTCCACCAAGCATTCTTTGTGACTCTAAATCAGTTAAGGCTTGAGCTGCGGCGCCACTAGATGATAAACCTCTTTGTGCTAATGCTCTATCTAGAGATTGCTTACTAGTTGTATAACTTTGTTGCAGATTTTGTAATCCCATAGCAGCATAAGTATCTGGTGAAAGTGATTGATAATAACTACTTAAATTCTCTTGTATCGGGCCAAAGATACTTTCCCAATCTGCATATTGTTGCTTTTGGAATTCTAGTTGTTCTCTGCTAGCTTGTAATGAAGCATCAGTAGCCGCTTGACTAGCTGCTGCTTGTTGACTAGCTGCATCACTAGCCGAACTTGCTGCCCTAGCTGAACTTGCTGCACCAATAAGAGCAGAGCCTATTATTGCTCCTGTCATTGTATTTCTCCTATATTATAAAACTTACCGTCCCAGCCCATTAAAGGCCCTAAAGTATCTTGGCAATGTTTAACTAATTTCTTAGCTATTCCTTGTCCTCTATATTCTGGCTTTACATAAATTCTAGTTACTAAATGATAAGTTGAATTTAGTAATAATGGGTCAGTTCTATCTTCACAAACTATAAGTGCTGTAAAGTTATCCGTAATAAAAACCTTCTTGGTATTTATATCTTTAATAGTTTCTTCTAGATATAAGTCAATATAGTTCAACTGTTCTTTATTAAACTTCTCTTTATAAGCATCTCTATGCATATCAGCTATTACTTCAGCATGTGATAAATTAGCTTCTATTAAGTTCATACACATATCCTAATAGCTTATGTCTCTTCATTAAAACTTTATTATGTAAACTATTTACTTCTGTAAACCCCATAATAGTACCTTCAAAAGTATTAAACAAAACATCATAGTACTCCTTAAGAGCTTTAGATGCTCTAAACTCAGGTTTAACATAGACTGATACACCATTCCAAAATTTCTTATTATGTATAGGTAAAGTTTCATCTTTAACTATAAAAAAGCCTCTATTATCAAAATATACATAATCATTTAATATATGATTTAAAGCTAACTGTTCAAACTCATCAATATCAGTAGTAACTATCTCTGGTGAAACTTCATGATACATAGCATAAAGCATTTCTGTTATAACTTTTACATCATCTAAGGTAGCTTTTTTAATCATAGCATAATCCTATTATTTTACTATATTATATCTAAATTTTTATTAAATCTATATTAAATCTATTTTAATAAATGTATGTCATAGTCATATCTTTTAGAGACTAATGTCCCACTCCCACCAACATAAATAGTGACTTTATACCTTATAGTTAAGCTACCGTCAAGGTCACCAACATAATACCCTCTTACATTATAATAAGGAGAAGTATCATACGTAAATTGCTGCATCTCTCCAACTTGATATGATAGTAACATATTACTAGAAGTCTCAAAATCATTACCTGTATTTCCATCAGCAAAGTATTTAATAAAAAACATATCTCCATTTGCAAATGTTCCAGCCGGTAATAATTTATAATCCCAAGTTGTACTATAAGACGTAGAAAAAGTACCATAAGGTACAACTTTAGTCAGCTTTTCTTTATAAAATATCTTATTTCTAGTGTTTTCGGTAGTAAATATTACTTTATTACCTTTTAGTATTTCTTGTTTAATAGGAGAACCTTTAATCTCAATAGTTTCCGCACTAGGTACGCTATTTATTAACTGGAAAGTTTCATTGCTATTAACCTGAAAAGCTATATCTTGGTCATTAATAGTAGAACCTTGAATATATTTGTAATCAAGCAAATCTACCCCTTTTACTATAAAATCACCAGCTCCAATTTTTATGTCGTTTTGAGGTAATGTTCTAGGTATAAAACCGTTATCATCTATGTTCACTATACAAATATAACAACTTAAAACACCAGAAACCGGTAATCTTAATCTATAATATGTAGACGACGGATAATATCCATAAGCACTCAGAGCACTATTATAAAAATAAGCATTTCCAGGAGTATTTGCTATAACGCTAAGATATTGTGTATAGACACCGGAAGATAGTTGATAAACAAAGAAATACATTCTTTTATTAGATACTATTAGATTTAAAGCTTCTGTAGGTATTGAAGCATAAGATACACTACTATCTACAATAGTACATGCGTAGTTTTCGTATTCTATATAACCTAAGTCACTGTGAAACACTGTATCTGATACAACTCCAGTTTTCATTGCACTAGCACTTTTAGATGTTTTAGTAATATGTAATAATGGATTATTTAAATTGTCTTTACCTATAAAAATACTCATTTTATATGTATCTCTCCATTAGTAAAATCAATTTTCATGCTATAACTAGCAGCAGAGCCGCCTTGATTATATATAACACCTGCCCATCCAGTATTCATTTCTAGCTGGTCTGTAGTAATGCTACCTGTTGTAATCCTACTTCCATTAATAGTAGTTGTACCGCTATTAATAGCTTTTGCGGCATCTAGTGTTACCCACGTAGAGCCATCCCATATCTTTTGTATTTCTGTGTTGGAATTAATCCAAATATCCCCATTACCTTCTGCTGTTGGTGTTGATGCTGTATAAAATGTAGTTATTTTACCATCTGCTGTTTCCTGTGCTGTGGATGCGGTGGCTAGTGCAAGAGTAACATCAGTATCTTGTATTCGTATCCAGCTATATATAGTCCCTTGGTCTGGGTTGTCTTCTATATCCTCATAAGCAAATCTATAGCAGTAACCAGTCAGCTTGTCATAATATAAATCACCTAGATGATTATTCTTTTCTTCATTTGTAGTCCAACCACTAGCAGGTATATTTAGAAGTGTGGGTTCACCGTTGTAAAACCATGTCTCTATTTGCCCATCTATCTGATTTTGCAAGCTATTAATATCTGTTATATAGGTAGATTTAGTAACATAATCAGATAACTCACTACTGTAGGCAAAATCAGGCACACTATTTATATTATTAAAGCTTACTCTTCCATTAAAAAATATATTATATTGTTGTGTATTACTATCCCAATCTATAACAAAAGCAGGTATTGGGTCACCTTCTGCAGAGTATACTGTACCAAAATTTGGTAAGTTATTAGCTGCTAAGTAGTCTTTCTCTTCTTGGCTTAAATCTTCATAAGCTCTACCTACTAGAAAACTATCTGCAGATATTCTAAAATAGCTTGACTCATCTCCAGGAGTAGTTGTATTAGGGTCAAGTGAACCTATTTCTAAACCTGCCACTGTTCCTCCAGCTTTTACACTTAAACCATACCAAGATGCTGCTAGCGCATCATTATAGAATGTTCCAAACTGCTCTGCGACCATAGCTATATTTTGAGTATTTTGCTTTATTAGAGTTTCTACATTTTGCTCAACATATGTTTTAATCTTGGTTTGTACATCAGCTATATCAGCTAAAGTATCAAGAAAAGAACTATCTCCAGCACCAAAAGCTCGCGATAGCGCAGCATTGGCTTCTTCAGCAGTGCCGGTTATAAGTGGATTATTATTGAAATTTAATACTAAGTTAGTTAAAAATCTCTTTAATACTACCTGGTCTTCTAAATTAACCGGTATCTGTATTTTACCTGCCATTTTGTCTTCCTTCAGTTTTAAACTCTACTTCTCTAAGCATAGCTGACCCTGTAAATTCTAATTCAGCATAGTAGCCTCTTAAAGAAGTACTAGGTAATTTTAACTCATTAAAGCCAGCAACTAATGTTTGGGTGGTTACTAGTACCCCATCTATATAGCATTTAACTTCTATTTCTCCATCACAAAATAGATAAATAGTTTTATATACTTTAACATTAGTGAGTCCATTATCAGCCAACCATCCAGTTTTATATGTATAAGTTAGCTTATTATCTGTATCTGTATTAAAACTATACATACCATTATCATCTGGGTTTATATAGTATAATAAGTCAAAATCTGGACTATAATAAGCTCCTTGTACAATTAGGTCTAAAGTTTTAAATATTGCATTCTTTTCTACTATTAAACACCCTGTTTCATGGAATAGATAGTACTCAGTATCATATACAACTGAGGCTATAGGAGATAAATCTAATTTACCTAATTTAGTTTCACTTATAAGTTCTATACTAGACCCATTAGATACACATATACCATCTAATGATTGCCAAATTAAAACATTATTTACATATTGTATAGTTAAGTGTGCTACACAACCTTGTGAATTATGCATCAATATCTTGGCAAAATTATCTATAGTAGTGCCTATAATTATATGTGTTTGGTTCTTAGAAAAAACTAATAAACCATTTTGTGTGGCGCCTAAGCCTGTTATAGTATCTGGGAAATCTATATAATTATATTCTGACCAATTATATACTAGACCAGAGTCACTAAACCATAGCGTATTATCAACAGCCCCAAATAAAGTAGAAGAGTATTCTGTTAAATAGTTCATATCTTCCGGAGGTTTTCTTAAACCTTGGGTGGTTAATAACTCACTATCAGCTATATCAATATCAGACTTAGTATCTGTATAAGTTTCAGTACCTAGAGCTAGTTCATCAACTAATGTAAAGTTACTTAAATCTCCACCTAATCTATAGATACGTATATGAGTAGCTGGCTCTAAAGTAGTTTCTAAATCTGATATATATACTGAATTAGTTAGTATACTAAGTTCTTCTGATACAGGTGATGGCGCAGACTCCATCCCATCATCTATATTATAAAATGTATAGCAATACTGTCTTACATCAGCTAGTTCTGAATACTGTAAGAAACTATAAGCTGCATTTAATGAAATATCATAAGTACTATCATCTAATGTAGTACCATTAAATGTACCAACTAGTCTATATGTACTGTCGTATAATCTATATAACATAACTTTAGTAACTTCAGTAGGTACAGAAATAGTAGCTTTTATACCTTGAGTGCCAGTATATGCAAAATCTATGGTTTCATAATTATACTTAACGTCTGAAGTATAGTATAAGAATATATAAGTATATGAGCCAGCTGGGATATCCGAAACATCACCAGTTACTTTATTAGCTAAAGAGAAACTAACTGTAGAGGTATTAGCTATGGTAGGAGCTGTAGCTGGGGCTGTTAATCCTACCTCTTTAAATAATAAACCGTCTTTAGTTTTCATCAGGTTGCCATTTCCGGTAGTATAATACAATACATCATTATACTTAACATAACTAGTACCTAATGAGTTACTTATCCACTGTCCTTTAAAATATGTAAAGCTTTGGTCACTGCCGAAGTTCTGTGCGGTAGCTGTTGGTCCATTAAATGGTTTAAGTGATATAGAACTATTATCTATATTAGTAAAATTAGTACCTTCATTTATACCTATTAAATGTGGAGCTATATTAGTATTTAAACCACCATTAAATTGGCTCAATAGCATTATATATTCCTTTCAAAGTGTGGAGTATCAGTAAAGCTTGTAAAGTTACCGCCCCATCTGTTCTTTGGATTTAATCTTTCCCAGTAATCACCTAGCTTTTGTAAGCTATCCTTATCGTATGTTAGTTCTCCATTTATAAAGAAATTAAAGTCAATAGCCAATCTCTTTAGGTGGTTACTCTTCATAGTTTTACTTTTTCCATCAGCTACGTGTTTAGCTTGTTGATACTTTGTTCTATATAGCTCACCGCCAGTTAGCTTTATATTTAATCTTTTAGCTTCTAGTATTAGTAAAGCTACATCTTGTAGAAACTCCCATTGCTCATTACTCAAACTCATTTCATACCTCCATGCCATAACATATAGAAGAATACTGCTATAACTAAAGCTTTACCTGCGATAGTTATATATATCCCCATCTTCCACTTCTCGTTATCTTTTTGATAAGCTTCTAAGTCAGCTATACGCTTATTTCTCACTTTGGCTTCTGATACCAATATACCTATTTGGCTACTGTTTTCCTCTATCTCTTCTCTGTTTTTTTGTGTTGCTATTGTTAGCTTTTCTATAGCTTTGTGCAAACCGTCTATTACGAGGTCATATCTCTTTAGTTGTTCTTCTCTGCTTTTAATAAAGTTTAAAAAATTAGGGCAACCATTAATCTGTCTATCTTCTATCTTGGTAAACCTAGCTTCATACTTAGACATACTTTCTAGAATAGCTTCCATCTTTGTCATTATCTTATCTTGTAAGTGCCAATGCTCTGCCATCTCTTTGGTTAGTTTTTCATTAGCACTTGCAAACCTATCTAAGTTTTTGTTGATATCCTCTACAACTTTACTCATAAGAGTGAGTGTCTTTTCGTGGTCTGATAATTGATTAAGTATTCTCTCTTCGTTCATTACTTGCCT